GTTACCGCCGTGAAAAGGCGGTGTCTTAACCCCTTGACCAACGGACCAGAGTTGTTTTCAACTCTTACTATTATACAGACTTTTCAAACTTTGTCAACACTTTTTTTAAACTTTTTTTATTAATTTTACAACAGCTTCCGTTCGAGCTGTATGCGGGAACATATCGACCGACTGGATATAATGGAGATCATAGACTTCTACTAAACGTACTAAATCACGAGCCAAGGTCGAAACATTGCAAGAAATATAGACCATTTTTTCTGGTACATAGGTAAGAATAGTATCTAATAACTTATCATCCAGACCTGTACGTGGTGGATCCACAATCAGAGCATCTGCTCGGTAGCCTTCCTTATACCAGCGAGGAATAATCTCTTCTGCCGTTCCAGCTTCATAATGAGTATTGTCAAATCCCATTCTTTTAGCATTTCGCTTGGCATCTTCAATAGCTTCTGGAATAATATCCATACCTCTGAGTGTTTTTACTTTCTTTGCAAAGGCAAAACCAATTGTTCCAACTCCACAATATGCGTCAATCAAATGGTCTTCTTTACTAACATCCAGCGCTTTTACTGCCTCGCTATAAAGGACTTCTGTTTGTTCAGGATTCAGTTGATAGAAAGCTCGAGGAGATAGTGAAAATTCATAATCGAGTACACCTTCTTGAATACTCTCTTCTCCCCAGATAATCTCTGTCTTTTCACCATAAATTTCACTGGTTTTAGCTGTATTTGTATTCACAGCCACTGTCACAACTTCTGGAAAATCTTTAACTAAGTCTTTTACTAGTTGGGTTAAATTAAGCTGACGGTTTGTAAGTTCTAACACCTAGAACTTTTCTCTCATCCGTGATTGGAATCTGGTGATAAGTAAGTAATTCTGCTAGACGATTAGCAATCACTTGGGTTTCCTTGTCTTGTACCAGGCAGTCTTTCAACTCTACTAAATAGTGAGAGTTTTGTGCATACAGACCTGCCTTGACCTGATTTTTAAATTTTCGAGTCTGAAATTGTAACTTAGCACGATAGTACTTGGGTTCCTGCATTCCAATCGTCGGGCGGATTTCATAGTTTTCATATCCTGCAGGGGCAAATTTTTTTAGCGCTTGGTGAAGTAAGTCCGTCTTGAACTCCAGCTGCTTATCATAATGCAGGTGCATGATTTGGCAGCCTCCGCATTCATTGTAAATAGTACAAGCAGGCACAACACGGAATTTAGACTTCTTGTTGACCTTCAGTAGTTTTGCCTCTACAAAGTTACGTTTAATAGAAGTAATCTGACAATAGATATCTTCACCTTTGAGAGCACCAGGCACAAAGACTAAGGTTTTTTGATAAAAGCCGATTCCCTCACCATTAATTCCCATGCGCTTGATTTTTAATGGTATTTTTTGTTTCACTTTCAGATTCATACCCCTATCTTATCACATTTTGAGTTATTCCGCTTGATTTTTATATTTCATTAGTAAGTAAAGGCCTTGATATTCCTGATTTTCTTTAAAATCATATTTCCTTATATTTTCTTTAAATTCTTTAAAAGTTCCTAAAAATGTTCACAAAAAAAGCCCCATAAAGGAGCCACTATACTATATGATGAGTTCAGCAGGCAAGAAACTAGCACGGTCAAACGTGCTTTTTTTATTACCTATCACCATTATACCATATATCACCAACCTATATATTCTAAAATCTAAAAGCCCCTAGATTCATTTCTAAGGGTTTCTAGTTGATTCATGGAGTTCTATATGATGAAGCCCTAAAACGGGGCGTCCTAGACTCCAGTTATTCAGCTGATGGCTACTTATATGCTTCTAGTTCTCCGTTCTGGTGGATTCTAGCAAAGTTTAAGACAGCTATCTGTTTGTATCTATGATAATTAGTGGATTTTGTCCCAGCAATTTCTAAACATTCACTTACTGTTTTCTTCCTCATGTAACAATAATGGATAATAAAGTATTTTCTGGCTCGCTTGTTCTCTATCTTATTGATATCATGGACAAATGTTTCTAGACTCTCTCTGATTGCCTTCTTATGCTTACTAGTCAAATTCCACTGATCAGGTAGGACAAGTTTCCAAGCCTCTTCATCTATTGTAACTTGGTTTTCACTTCCTGCCATCCTCTGGAATCTCAGAAAGTAGGTCATCCTCTTTCTACTTTAAATTACAAGGGAAAAGCTTAATTTCTTCTACTAAATATCTTCCTTCTTCAAAACTAATCTTTTTCTGATAAATTGGAAGGTTTTTATCCCCTTTTTGTCTGAAGTGCTCCGACTTGGAAAAAGTTCCCTTCACCGGTTCCCAAAGTATTCAAAAAATTTTTTTCAACGTGGGGGGAGTCAATATCCTTTCAGTTCTATAAATCTTTTAGCGATTACTTTTCTTCGACTATTTATATAACGAGTACTTTTACTTAGTTTCTCTGCCACGTCTTCCCAAGTCACACCAGCTTCTAAAAATCTCATTTTAAAGATGACTAGATCAGTATCAATCAGATTCTCCATCAAGGTATCTACAATTAATTTAAAACCTTCCAGATATCTTAAGGTTAAATCTTCTTCAATTCTAATTATAGTATCTTCAGTAGGACTTGAAACTTTCTTGCCCTGAGATCTAATATACGTTTCATTCCCATGTTTCTTGTTATGTATCAACTCTTGTCTTCTCAAGTAAATTTTATTAGCAATCGTTCTATATCGCCCTAACTCGATATCTATCCCGTCCAGGTCTCTGTTACTCAGTTCATACATAGTCAAGTACCTCCACTTCAATTTTAAAATTTTCTTATCTTGCATTCTGTCAAACTGACAAAAGCTTAAAAGCCTTTCAACACTCCACTTACCAGGTATCATTGTTTTAAGTTTGACAACTCTTCAATATGACAATTTAAAGAAGTATCCCTCTAATTTATTCCCCAGTTTCTCTTATCTTACATTCTGTGAAACTCACTCCATTCTATAACTTACTGATATACATGGCTTCCAAGCCTATACTCTGTTTTAGTTTATGCTTTCTTCATTTTGTGAAACTAATTTACTGAAATTAAAAACAAGGCCATTTTTGATATAGCTATCAATTTCTTGATATTCAAATTAGCCTTGTTTCTAATGAATTACTCTTTACCTAAATACTCTTTAATCTCACGATATTCCTTAGAAAAATTCATATGCCCACTGATATCAGGATTTAAGAACGGAAGAATACTTGTTGGATTTACTTCTGTCCGATATACTGCAAGAGAATGCTCCTGAGTTATTTCTCCAACTACTTCTTTATGTATTTCTTCTACATCTTTCTTTAGTGATTGAATTTCATCGTAGGCATCTAAAATTATTCTAAGTTTCTTCTGGTAACGTTTATAGATTTTCTTTTCTTCAGCTCTTCGTTTAGTCTCTTTAAAGATATATTCAAATATCGCTGCCTTTGCCTCCCAGAAATTAGTATCATACTCTTTCTCTAAAAGATCGATTGATTCACTCATTTTAGCAATTTGTTCTAAGGAAGTAGCATTATCCTCAAAAAAAGAATCAATATTATCAAATGAAACCTTCTTCTCTCCAGTAATTGTTTTTCTTTTTTCTTCCAACTTTGTTCTTGCTTTTGCAATCTTATCTTTTTTATCATCAAGATTTTCTAATGTTGATAATACTTCTCTAATATCCATCCCCTATCTCCTAATTCCATTTTATAAAGAAAGCGCAATCCGTTTCAATTTTCTTCACAACGAAACGAGTATAAAGCATTAAACTCATTCCATAAATAACGGATTCACTTACCCAACGTAAGCTATTTTTATTTCTTTCAAATAAAGTAGCGAAATTGTACAAATCCCCAACGAAAGCAACTTTATCGCCTTTTACTCCTAGTACTTCATCAGATACAACAATAACATCATCAACGTATAAGTTTTCTGAGTATTGTTCCTTCTTGTTAATTTTTAAAATATAATTTCCATCGCTAGATTTCTCTTTATCTAAAAACTTAAATAGTGACTGACTTAATACAAGAGTATTATGACGTTCAGGATTCAAATCGTTTATGGTGTCTTTCAATTCGTCAAAATTAGAAACATTTTTTTCAGGTGCTTCTTTTAGAATTTTTCCAATTTCAATATTACGTGTTTTACGACAAAGACGGGTAATTTTGTTACTTAAGAAGTCTGATATATTATATTCTCCATCATCAACTTGTTCAGACGATAAGGCAATACGGCCTGAAAATGTCTTGTGTTCAAACTTGGTTCTAATCTGTTTTTTTCTAAGTTCTACACTTTTACTATCTCTAAACTCTTCTGATTCAAGTTCTGATAGATGTTCATCGTCAAAACCTACAGTTTCATATGTTCCACCAGTACCCGTGTGCTCAATCACATTAACAAGATCCACTAATTCTTTTCCTTCTTCAGGAACGTCATAGATACTTGTTATATCTTGTGATAATATTAAACCTGTTTTTGATTTTTCATCATCAATACTCATTCCTCTACTTCTTACATACTTTTCTACCAAACTAAATTTTTTAGCCATTTTATACTCCTTTATCTCTTTATTGCTCCTCGTTGTTTATAATTTTTTCTAAAGTTCTTAGCTCTTAGCTTTTCTTTTAGAACTCTACGAGCTTTTAAAATCATTTTTTCTAGCTGTTGATTCTTTATTTTTGTCAGCATATTTTTCTAGTATTTCTTGTTTCCGTTGTTCTAAGCTATTATCTTCTTTTTTACACTGAGAAAATATTTTCTGTCTTTTATCTGGATCCATAGAAAACTTATTGGCTACTATATACCCTAAAGAAGTATCTCTTGCCATAACACTCACCCCCTTTCTATGCAAACAAAAAGGGCATACCACTAGCATCATATGCTTACGGTATGCCCCTGAGTTGTTCTCAATAGACTTATTTTTTAGTTTCTTTTTTGACTAGATGAGTAAATTTCCCATCTGAGTAGACTAAAGTTATCTCTCCAAATCTTGGAACTTTTTCTATCTCTATTATACCACATTTTTCGTAGACAATAAAGCCTTTTTCTGTTGAAAATTTCATTTCATCCATATCTATTAACCTTTCTCTCCTCTCACTGTGTTAATCGTATATCGCTTATCTTTGATCGTAAAAGCCTTGAAAGTGTTCCCTTCTAAACCTTTCAAAATTCTACTTGAGTTTCTAGCATTGTAGACCGTTCGCAGTTCACTACTATCTAGGTTCGTGTTGAAAATCGTAGTTTCTCGATTATTGATAATATCAAACAAGAAATCTTGTTCCCAGTCACTCTTAGGCGTGATTGTTCCATTTTTTGCCCCCAGATCATCGATGATTAGAAAATCAACATCAACTAACTTTTTGACTGCCTCATACTCTGTTAAGTTTGCATTTCTACCATAAGCCCAGCCTTCTTTTATCTGCTTGATAATCTCGGTTAAGCTGACAAACAAGACACTCTTAGGATCGTTCTTCTCTCTGAAATTCTCATTGATTTCTTTGGCCAGGGCAAGCGATAAATGACTTTTTCCTATTCCTGTGCTACCGCTGATTAAAGTATTTCCTGTCATACCTCCAAGGTACTTCTGGGCTTGCCCTTTTACAAACTCTAACATCTGACCTTCCTCTGTAGTCTTAACAAAGAAATTATCAAATGTCGCTCCCTTTAACTCTTTAGGAATTGTACTATCACGCATTAATACATCATAAGTTTTAAAATATTTTTGTCTATCATCAAACCTCTGTAATAGGTCTTTCTCTTTTTGTTTAATATCCCCCTTCACACACTCCGGGCAAAATGGTTGTATTTTTCTTTCTGAACTCCCTACTACAGGTATAGAAATTTCCCAGTAATTTACCTGATGAATATCACAAACTTTATCTGATATTTTTCTGTTATTAAATTCTTTAAATTGTTCCTTCATCCTTGCAACTCCTAAAATGGTAGGTCTGGGAAGTTATCTTCTGACTTCCCTTTTATGGTTTTAGGCTTTTGATTCAAATAACCGTCAAACTTAGATCCGAAAAGTGTTTCAGGTCTCAGATATTTAGAAAATTCAGGACTATCCTTCCATTCTGCCGTTTTAATATCTATCACCTGTTTAAAATCTTCAAGTGTATAGCCTTCTTTGAATCGTGCTAGTAAAAGCCTTTTTGTCTTATCAACAAA